GCCACATTATGGGTTTGACATAGTTAATAAGCTAAACAAGGTTGGTTCTCATTGTCATGACGTTGGTTATATTGCTTTTGATAAGGCCATGAACTTTTATAATAATTTCAATATATTGCTATGGCTGCCATCTTTTTGTTTTAATAACAAATATCTTGTTATTTATACAGTGTGGCGTCATAGAGAGGAGTTGAGCCGTTCTCTTTTATTTGATTTGTTGCTTTTATTCTTTTTAAACATAACTACATATAATTATATTGAAGGAATTTATAGTTTTATTTTGACGTTTCTTGCGATATATTTAATTATTGCTAGATGTCGCCATGGTTGCACTACTATTATAAATCAATACCGGGAATCATCACAATTGTTTAATTTATTGATCAAATATCGCAAAGCAGCAAATATGAAAGTTTTTTGTAGTGCTTGTGCAACAATGGCCACTGTATATATTTTTGTTCGTTTTTTACGATCTTGGCGTAAATTGCAAGCACAAGGCAATTTAATGCCTACCAATGCTAATCATATTGCTGAGCGAGATGCAGAAGCTAATATATGGACAAGCGTGGTACGTCAGGAGCTACCCATTGATCGTAAGACATCTACATGCGATCAATTGGTGCATAAAATTAAGAAAAATCTATTTTATGCTTCCATGCGATATTCAGATGATAAGCCCCCTTTGATGGTTAATGTCTTATTTCTCAAATCTAATGTTTGTCTTGTTCCGGATCATTATTTTAGCATTGCTAGCGAATTTGATGTTATTTGTTATGGCTTCGATCCTAGTAAGTCGGGTTGTAAGTTTCGTACAAGATTGTCTGTATTGACGTCTATACCCATACCAAATTATGATCTTCGTGTGTGTTATAGTCCCACAGGAGGTTCTTTTGCCAATATTATTAAACATTTCCCAGTTGGCAGCTTGCCAGATGTTTGCTTCCATATGATTTGGAGAGCTAAGGATGGAAATGTTATTGATATGTTTGGAAAAGGAAAATCGTGTGTTACTGGCAATGGGTGTGGAAATTGGAGAGGTCATCAGTATAATAACTTGTCCCACAATACTTTTAAGGGTCTATGTGGTGCAGTTTTGATATCTCAAACTAAAGGATCAGCTATTGCAGGTATTCACCTTGGTGGCATATCCGATAAGCCATATGGGTGTAGTGCATGCTTGACTCAACAGCAATTATCTTCAGCATGTGATAAATTACGGAAGATTGATACGGTGCTCATAACCGGAGCGGGTGGTGATTTTCAGCCAGTAATTATGGACAAAAAGATTATGACGGACGAACCGATGTCTATTAAGAGTAGTCTTAATTACATGCCTCAAAATTCACAAGTTACATACTATGGATCCTGTGTGGGCGGTGCAACTTATTATAGTGACGTTTCACAAACTATAATAAGTGATATCGTTAAGGACGTTACAGGTGTTGCCAATATTTGGGGTCCTCCCAAATTTAAGCCTGATTGGTTTGGTTGGCAGAAGTGTATTGAAGTATTGAGCGTGCCTGCCATAAGTTTTCCTTTTAGCTTATTAATACGAGCTTCAAGGGACTATAAAATGCCCCTTATTAAGCTTATACGTGATATTCCATCGTGGAGGGAGTCTAAACCTTTAACTTCTAAGCAAACATTGCTTGGAATCCCTGGTAAGAGATTTATTGATGCAATTAAGCTGGATACTTCTATTGGTTTCCCATTGGGAGGACCCAAAAAGAGGCATGTGATAGATTTGTACCCAACTGAGGAATACCAATGCAATCGCGAATTTACCCCTGAAGTTATGGCTGAGATCGAGAGATGCCATAATATTTATAAAAATGGCCAAAGGGCATATACAATAGCTAAAGCTTGTAAGAAAGATGAGGCTTTACCCTTGTCCAAGGAGAAATGTAGAATATTTTATGGCAATCCTATTGCTTTAACGTATTTGGTGCGTATGTATTTTTTACCGATAATTAGATTCATACAGATGAATCCACTTCTTAGTGAGTGTGCTGTTGGTATTAATTCTCATGGCAGTGAATGGGAACAATTGTATCAATACATGATAACTCATGGTAAAGATCGTATTTTTGCGGGTGATTATTCGAAATATGATCAACGTATGCCTGCACAGTTAATTGAAGCTGCGTTGCGCATTATGATTGATTTTGCCAGAGAAATGGATTATTCAGAAGAGGATATTCGGGTTATGGAAGCTATGAGCGGTGATATTGTATTCGCTTTCATAGCTTATAATGGCGATTTGATAGGATTGATTGAGGGTACTCATATTAGTGGTAATTCATTAACAGTGATTATTAATAGTATTGTTGGTAGTTTGAATTTGAGATGTTTTTATTATTCGGAGTATTCATTTGATGATAATTTTCGAGATTACGTTTCCATAATCACTTATGGTGATGATAATAAAGGCTCTGTTAGTGCACAACGTCCCAAGTTTAATATAAAGGGCTGCTCTCGTTTTTTGGCTGAGTTTGGCCAATCTTATACAATGCCAGATAAGGAGAGTGATTTAACAGAATATATGCACGACGATCATGCAGAGTTTCTCAAGCGTACTAGTGTTTATCATCCTAAACTTGGGTGTCATTTAGGTGCCCTTGAGGATAATTCGATATTTAAATCCTTACATAATTATCGACGCGGAAAGGATGCACCATTGACGGAGGAGGAAGCGTGTGCCCAAAATATAGATTCCGCTTTACGCGAATGGTTTAATCATGGATTGCGTACATATGAAAAACGTAGAAATCAGATGCATATTATTGCTTCTAGGGCTGGTATTGCACATATGTGTGATATGCTCGACGTGTCGTATGATGAAGCTATAGTCAAATGGCACGAAAATTATAGCGCAAAACCAGGTGATTCTGGTTGCTAAGGCAAAGCAAAAATCGATTGTGTATATGGATTACCCACAGTTTATACATTGTGTGTTATGTGTAAGATGTGAGGCTTTGCACTCTAGGGCGTTCCACAAAAGGGATACCTCTATTTAGAGGAGAAATTGGCCCATTCGAAATAATGCGCACTTCAACATGATTTGAGCCGATTATGTGTGAAGAAAAATATAGTGGTTCACTAGTAAATTTAACGTACAAATTAACAAAACGACGAAAGATACCACGTCTGAAATGGTATCATTTAAAGATCAGAATCCATCGTATGATTATTCTGTTGCTAGCGTTAATGATTCTACATACTCTATAGTCGATAATGATGATGCTGATCTTGGAAATTTTTTCTCTCGTCCTATTAAAATCCAGTCTTTTGATTGGGGGACGGGAACTACATTATTCGAGGTTTTTAATCCGTGGACTAACTTTTTCGAGAATCCTCGTGTTTTAAACCGAATATCTAATTTTGCTTTGTTGAGAGCTAAATTGTGTGTTAAGGTAGTTATTAATGGTAATGGATTTCATTATGGAAGAGCTATCTTATCATACAATCCTCTACCTACATTAGATCAATTTACGGTAGATAGAGGTTTTTTCGAGGCAGATATTGTTGAGTCATCCCAACGACCACATATCTATCTCGATCCCACCACATCACAGGGTGGTTCTATGACTTTACCTTTTGTTTGGTATGACAATTATATGGAAATTCCTGATCAAGAGTGGAGAAATATGGGTGAATTGACCCTCCATACGATGCAAATGTTAAAACATGCAAATGGTGCATCAGATTCCGTTACTGTTTCAGTTTTTGCGTGGGCAGAGGACGTAGCATTGGCTGTGCCAACATCCAGTGAACCAGGTGCTTTGGCACCACAAGCTGGTAGTGAGGATGAGTATGGTAAAGGACCTGTTTCACGTCCTGCCTCTGTGGTGGCTCGTGTTGCTGGTAATTTGAAACAAGTGCCTTATATTGGTAATTATGCACGTGCTACACAATTGGCGGCTAGTGCGATCAGTTCTATTGCTTCAACATTTGGTTATTCTAGACCAAACAATATTTCCGATATTAGTTATTATAGGCCTACGCTTATGGGTAATATGGCTAATACTAATGTGGGTGATACTGCGGTTAAATTGAGTGTTGATGCTAAGCAGGAACTTACAGTCGATCCCACGACAATTGGTGTGGCTGCAACGGACGAGATGACTATTTCATCTATTGCTTGCAGAGAGAGTTATTTGGTTTCATTTCCATGGAAGATTTCTGATACAGCTGAAACTCATCTGTGGCAAGCTGAGGTTACTCCTATGATTTGGAGATATTTAGATCTTGGCACTCCAGGTGAAATGCATTTACCAGCCTGTGCTTTTGCCGCTATGCCTTTTAGGAATTGGTATGGATCGATGAAATATAGATTTCAAGTCGTTTCGTCCAGTTTTCATAAGGGCCGGTTGAAGATTGTATATGATCCTCATGGTTTTCAATCAAACGAATATAACACTAATTATACTTACATAATTGATATCGCTGAGGAAAAGGATTTCACGGTACAGATAGGTTGGGGGTCCGATAAGCCTTATTGCTTAATTGCTCCTCCCGGAGTTAATGGTAGGGTTGACACCATACCACCATTTTCCGTTTTTGAAAACGCTACAGCACCTGGCAACAGAGCTAATGGCGTGTTACGTGTTTACGTTGTAAACGAACTCACCATACCTAATAGCACCATAGATAATGATGTAAACGTGAATGTGTTCGTATCAGCTGGTGATGACATTCAATTTCGTAATCCAACCAGTCAGATAGAAAATTATTCATTTTTTCCGGAGCCTCAGGTTGGTGAGGAACCTCGTAGCGTAGTTGATTTGGATGCATATTTGAACCAAATGTCACCACAAATGGGGAATGAGGACGGTACGAATTTAGCCGTTACTGACACAACCTCTGAGCCTAGTAAACCATTGATGCAAAATCCTGAGCATACTATGTTATCTCCCGTATCTACGGATGATGCTTATGATCATGTATTTTTTGGTGAAACCATTGTGTCTTTTCGTCAACTTTTGAAAAGATATAATTTACATTCTAGAGCGTCGCGCATTGGCGCGTTTAATGGTACTTGGCGTATTGAGATGAATGCCTTTCCTTATCATAAGGGTTACGCTCCCAATGCTATATATCCTACTGGTTTACCAGAAGCCGATGCTTATAATTTTTCCAGGATGACTCTTATGAATTGGCTCACCCCAGCTTACTTAGCACGCAGAGGTGGCGTGAAGTGGAAAGCTTTATATCAAGATACTGGACCTGTAAATTTTATGGGTAAACTTGAAGTAATTCGTACTTCTGGTTCTTGGCCTGCATATTCACAGACTGAATTGCCTTGGACTTCTACATCTGAGGCTGCAGCAGTTAGAGCCTTGCACTTGAGTTCGTACCCGACTTCTTCTGGATCTACACAAACCCAAACTCAGATAGCACCAACTATCGAATGGGAGAGTCCTTTCCAACAAAATACCCGTTTTGCACCTGGAAAGAGAGCTGATTATACAGCAGATGCTACTTTTGCAGATGCATTTATTATTGGAACAGATGTATCTCATAGTTCGGGTACTAGATGCTCCTTAGATTTGCATTGTGCGGCTGGAGAAGATTTTTCATTATTTTTCTTCTTGGGCAGTCCTATTGTCCGTTACAATGTACCATTTCCTTCTGTTTAGGAAATATTTTAAATCCTCG